CCAAACTCTTCATTTTGTTGGCTTGACAATCGCGCCAAAAACTTTTGTTTTGGTCCATATGAAATAGGCACTCGTTGAATGCCAGTCATCTTGCCATTTACTTTTTTCGCAATAGAAACATCATTAAAGATTGTGCCAAACACTGCTACAATCTTTTTAAGATTTCCATTATAATAGTATGATGAATTTAACATGGCTTATGACGGGTCTCCAAACGGGTTACTTTCACTAAAGTCAATATAGTCATTTCCTATAATATCAAAAGAACTATTTTGAGTGAGATCATCATTAACAAATAGTGCTGCAACTCCATCATTTAAATCAATTACAGCGGTTACCGTTGATGTGGTGCCAGAAGTTTGACCTGTTAACTCAGTGCCAACTGTCAATGTATGAAACTCTCCATCATTAAATGTTAAGGTACCAAATGTTGCAATGCTACCATTTGTGGTATGTTCATATTGCAATAACTCTGCTTCTCCAAGGATTCCTGATGGCAACTCAATTGTTAGAGTTTCACCAAGATCGTGTACATCTCCTCCATCAAAGTCAAGTAGGGCGCGTGAGCCTTGAGTATGACCGACTTGTATCAAGTCAACCTCAGGCACTCCAGTATCAATCTCTTGACCGCTGTATTCGAAGAGTTCACATGTAAGTTTAAACGTAGGTATAGTCCCCTTTGTATCGCCACTGCCTCCAAGTTGGAAAAATGGACTCTTGTCTTCAACAAATTTAATTTCGAAGAGTCCACCGCTGAATGGTACGTAGATGAGATCACCTTCACGCGGCCGAACGCTGTCATTTGTATAGCCATGACGACCTATAAGCGAGTTCCATCGACGACGACTGCACACAAGTGTCAATTGATCTCGTGTTTCAAGACCAAATTTTGTCATGAGGTCGCCGTCACCTTCAAAGCCGTCGACACTTTCAACAAACATTTCAATAAGAAATGAAGCATCAAAACTTGAAATTACATCTTCGTTTAGGATAAAGTCTCTTTTTATAATCTTACGAGGAATATAAAAGACATCATGCCCCATAATTTTCATAGACTCGATAAGCAAATCTTCAAGAAGATTTTGCTCAGGTCTGTAACGTTGGCTAAAATATACACTACGAGGCATAATTATATTTATAGAATTAGTTTATACCCATTATATTCAATACCAACTCTAATCTTATAATATGGTAAATTATTATCACGACAATATTGTTTTAAATTAACAATTTCAAATTGGACATCGTCTTTAGACATAGTATATTTTACTAATTTAGTTGCTTTACCCATTCTAGCTTCGCTTAATGCTTTTTTATGTTCTTCAGATTTTGGTTTTCCTTTAAGTGCAGCAGATACTTTTTTAGCAAATTCCGGTCGTTTTTTACCATAAAATGGATGATTTTCTCCGCTATTAATTTTTGATATAAACTCACGTGTTTCTTTAGAATGCTTTTTACCAAAAAATGGATTTTTATCACCTACTCTTTTTTTATTTAATTCACTAATAACGCGACTAAGTTCTTTGGGATCATTAGTCATTCTTTTTGCGATTAAATGACATGCACCATAATCACCCTGTTCATAATGTATACGATAATGTTCATCAATATTAATACACATTAAATTTTCTATGTCATTATTTGTATGATTGCCATCAATATGATGAATTTCATAACTACGACCATTTTCATCTTTGGGTATGGGGCCATAATGACTTTCCCATATTTTTCTATAATCATTTTTCATGATTATATTTATAATTTTAGGAGATTTATATTAACCAAGAAAAAAGTCTGGGGGCATTTGATACTTAAGATCAAAATCTGTTTCAATCTTTTCAATATCATTAAGAGCATCTTCATACATAGCTCTACCATTGATTGTAACACCACCAGGAAGAGTCATGCCATCAAATTTTAATAAATTTATTGACCATTGACGTTTCAACAATGCAGTAAGATATTTTTTAAGAAGCATATCATTGTACACATCAGTAAAATCATTTGGGTTGATGGTTTGATAACCTTCAATTATAATATACTGACCAATATTTACATAAGTTTTCCAGTCGTCTTGAATGCTCAGACGATTCATGTGACGAGTAAATATAATCTGCTGAGTTGAGCCCGTAAGTATAAGCTCAATCGAGTTCATATACTGTTTTGTCATCTCATAGTTGATGAGTGAGTCGGGTTTGCGTAGTCCATAGAGGTCATTTAAAAACATCTGATATTTAACACTAAACATATCAGCAGCATCACCGCTGCTCAAGTTTAGGACGCGAAGCACACTAATAAGTTGATCGGGTAGAGTAATATAGTTGTTGTCATAGTCTGCTTGTGTGACCTGATGCTTTATGAATGTGCGAACTACCGCGTCGCTATGATATTCTTGATAAAACTGAATGGCTTCATCAATACGATCCTCAATCTGATCTTCGTCGATGTTGATTTCAAGTACTGGAGCACCGAGTGCTCTTAAACAATAGTCTGCTAATTCTTGGCGTGATGCTGGTTTTGCCATAATGTATTATTTATAAGACTATTATGGAACCGCTGGATAATTAGTTGTCTTCACATATGAGGAAGTAATCTTTGCGGCAGAGAAACCATTATTCCATGTTGTTACCAACCAAGGACGGCCTTCATAACTATAAGCTCTGGCTATTTCTCCAAGCGTAGAATTTAAATAGAGCCAAACGCCAGTTTCATATCTTACAACTTCATCACCATAAACATACGTTTCGTTGCCATATGGTGCATATCCAATCGGAGCCATTTTGCGCCAACTTTGACCACCAACAAAACCAGAACTTGGATCTCCTAGGGTGTTGTACCATGGTCCATCCATCAATACCCATGCTGTAGCATCTGGTTCAGCGGCATTTGCTGGGTTATCACTGCCAAGAGCAATTCTTCCTCTAAAATAAGACAGGTTTAAACCTAGACCTAACATAAAATTAGAATAATACTGTTACTGCAGCTGCAGATATAGAGGTTCCGCTTTGGACTATACGCTGACCACCAAGAGGCCATACTCCTGGGCTCAATGTAAGTACACGTGTCTGGCCATTTACTCCTTCAATTTCAATGGTTCCATTATCAGTACCAGGCGCAATATATAATCCAGCAAATACTTTGCCAACCGTTGGCGTATAATAACCACTAGTAAAAGTTAATGCTTCATATGCAACAGCAGATGTGTTTTGGTGTATTAAACCCTTTTCGTAGACGTTAGTACTCATAGTCTTATTTATATTATTCTCTTATAGAGATTCCGGTGTATAATGAAAGACAGAGTGCTAATAATATAGCATATTGAGATATCACTTCATTAGGAGAAATGATAGCATTAAACGCAATTATGTATATAATTGTGATAAGTGCTAACCATGCTGCGGTTTTCATGGCTTTTTAACAAATTTTTCTGGTGAGCGCTCAAAGTGTTTTGCCAGTTTAATAATTCCATTAATAATTTCTGGAGAGACAACACCTATGATGCCATAGGTAATCGCCTTATAGAGACTAGGAATATCAGTCTGTTCCAATATAAACCACGCTATTGCTGCAGCAAGGGCAGCAGATACAATATTTTTAAGTTGCTCGAGAATTGTATATTGTTTTTGTGCTGTCATGAGTCGGGCAAGCATCCCCGCTGCACCAACTAGAGGTATTATCCAACCACCCTCTAGAAACTCTTTTAGCATCGATCTTTCTGGTTCCATTTATAACTATACTTTTAAAGTGTGAAACATCACAATATGACTATCAATCTAAATGTATTTATAAAAAACATTGTTTTAACGGGTCAAGTCATGATCAACTGCATATTTATAAAAGAGTTCTTCCTGGAGGGCTCTTACCTTATATTTTTTAACAATATCATCTAAAGAATAATGAAACGCTGAAGTTATGTCATACATACTTTTTATGTCTCCTGCATAGTAGTTATCTATGCCCTTAAATTGTCTATAATATTGAGGATATTTTAGACTCAATCCATTTCCGGCTGTTGTCATTTTCAAGAGATTTTTAGTTGGTGTATAGCACACTTGCGTAGTAAATTTATCGTAACGTGTATTAACTACAAGATCATAATCATAGGTATAATTATGATACAGATGAGACACCAGTTTAAACTTTCCGGCCCACATACGTTTCCATGCCAATATTGGACAAGGACTGCCAGGAATGACACCTTCTAAGTTGCCGTGTAATTTTAAATGTGAGTCATCTTCAATACACACTCGTTTTATAGTTTGATTATGGAAATAATCGGATAGATGAGTTTTTTCAACTGTAAAAATACCGCTATAGTCTAGTTTTCGGTATGAGCTTTTTGCCTCTGACACACTCCATGTATGGAGAAAAAGATCAACCGTGTGACCGTTTTGTTTTAACAGATTTATATAGTCATTTAAGCGTGTGTCTTGTAGCCCGCCTCTTAGGTGTCCACGAATACAAAATGCTAGTTTCATAATAGGTTGTTGTCTACTGCATAACGATATACTATTTCTTCTTGATGTTTAAGCATTGGATATGCCTTTAAAATATCATCTAAAGAAACATAAAAGTCAGAGACTAATTTATACATCGTTTCAATTTTTCCAATATAAAAATTATCAACACCAACTACATTTTTAGTGTATGTTGGATATTTAAATGCTATATTGTCTTTTTGTAAAATTAAACTATTCAGGGTTGAAGGAGGCGTATAGCATACTGGTGTAGTAAACATATCAAAGCGAGTATTAATGACTACATCATACTTTTCCTGACATTCATAGACATGTGATAGTATTTTATGCTGACCAACCCACATACGTTTCCATGCTAGTAATGGACATGTGCTCGCACTTACATGCCCTGTTTTTTTCCCGTATATTTTTATTTTTGAGTCATCATCAATGATTATTTTTTGAACATTATAGTCCTTAAAATAATTCTGCAATAACTCTTCACTTACCTTAAACACATATTTTCGATCGAGTACTCGATAACTAGATTTTGCCTCTGACTCCTTCCACGTATGCAAATATAGCTGAACGTCATGACCCTTAGCAGTTAACTGGTCTATATATTGAGTTAAACCTCGGGTAAACAGTCCATCACGAACGTGCCCACGTATGCATAATGCTAGTTTCATAGATCCTTTAACTTTAACATGACGTGTTTAATTGCCATCCACATGTCTAGGTATTTATAGGTTGCAAGTCGACCAACAAAAATCACTCCCTTTTCTGCCTTTGCTAGTGATTCATAGAGTCGATATGTTTCCTGTCCTTCACCCCAAGGAATAGGATAAAACGGAATGTCTCCCGGTCCACATTCTTTCGGGTGTTCAGTGGTGACTACTGTTGGACCGACATGATCTGGCATAAAATAACTGTGATCATAGATTCGTGTATAGTCGGTGACGCTATTGTTTTGGTTTATAATAAATGTGTCTTGCTTTTCACACAACACATGATGTTTAAACTCAAGTGAACGATATGGCAGACGCCCATATATCGTGCCAAAATAACTATCAATCTTGCCGGTATAGACAATCAAATCACCTGCCTCCCGCTTGTACGCCCAATCATCTTCTGAACAATTTAGATGAACTGTGATGCCTTCTAACATCTTTGTAAACATTGCAGAGTAACCATCTTTTGGAATGCATTGATACTTTTGACCTTCAAACCAGGTTGGATCTTCGCATTCTGCAGTCTTTGGAATTCGATTTGTAATTGTGCTTGGAATCTCGTCGAACGGCACTCCCCATTGCTTTTCGCTATACTCCTTAAAGATATATTCTACAATCTCTTCTTGAGACAGCTCACGACCAAGTTCAGATACTGTTTTCTTACTGTACGGCAAACTTACTTGGCCAAGTCGGGTGTCTCCCTTTGGGCGCAGCGCAAACGGAGTCCATTCGGTATAACGACTAAGAAACTCAAATACCTCTTCATCATCTGTGTGAAAAATATGGGGGCCATACTGATGTACAAGCGTATTGCAAATATAGGCATCAGCACAGTTGCCACCAATATGAGGCCGAGTCTCAAAAATCTCTACGGCGTATCCTTTTTCTTTTAGGAGCACCGCAGCAGTAATTCCAGATAACCCACATCCAATTATTTTAGCACTTTTTTTCATATTTTAACATTTTATCATAGTTTACGTCACCTGTAAACATAAATATATATCTATATGAAATTAAATGAAAAAGTCTATATTAAAAGTAAATTTAAGGATCTACTCCGCAGCATGAATGTCGGAATTGTCGACTATATTGTGGTCTATCGAACCGAAGGTGACAAGGTATTTTTTAAAGCAAACTCTGCAAAACTACATCTCTCAAAAGAAGAGTTTGAAGAGGTACGACTAAGCGCCTAGGTTATAAACGGGTTTGACTGTCGAAATACAATTATTGATCTAGATAAAGTGTATTATCGTCCTGTCGAAGTTGTTCCATTTCTTCTTCGTCGTATTCTAAGTTAAGGGCTGCGATTTCTTCTTCGCATTCCTGCAAAGTCTTGCCGATAGTTTCGGATAGAAACAATGAATGTACTTTAATTCCGTCGTGTATTACTTGATATCTCATAAGATTAAAGTCCTGTGGTTCCGTGTAGGATTGTTGCTACTCCTCTTGCGCGGAGTCGAAGCGTTGAATAATAAGCAACATCGTTTACAGTCGTTTTTCGCATATGGGGCTGAGTGGTGAGCGTATAACTCCCGATAAACGGTTGAGTGCTCGCGTAGCGGACGCAACTAAAGGAGTTTCCATCAACTACTGTGATGGCTGTCGTAGTGCTTTTAACTGTAGCACTGGTATTTAGGTCAGTACAGCTAGCAGCTTGAGTTCCAACAGCGCCGTAAAAATGAATAAAATCTCCGTTAGAAAATCCGTGGCTGTTGCGGGTTATTGTTTGTTGGACTCCCTGAATCGGAGCGGCAACAGTTGTGCTCATAAATCTGCCTTGATTCAGGGTTTGGTTTAGTACAGCAACTGTGCCGCTGTTTGTCGTTGCTCCTGCTGCTCCGCTTACTGGAATTGTAAATGTCGTTGTACCAGTAGAGATAGCAGTCCATGATCCATTCAATGCTGCGTTCGAGCACCCTTCAATTACAACAGTAAATACTGCATTTGTTGCAATACCGTGAGCAACAGAAGATGTAATGACCGCCGGATTAGCTGTAGATGTTGAAGAAATCGCCACAGCCCGTGGGGTGTTTGGGTAGTCATTAACTACTGTAGTATCGCCAGTAGATGCAGACGGTGTGTTCGCCCAACGTTGTTTTGTTGTATCGTACCAAATGTCCCATCCATTTTCAGCACAGGAGTATTTTGCGAAGCCATTTGTTGTTCCGTTGCGTGTGTAAATTCCAGCAGGGAAAACGGGCAGCGCCGTTCCTGACTCTGAATCTAGTAATTGAGTGACCGAAAATATGGCGTGGGAATCTGAAGCTGCTCCGACTATTGACGTCGAAGCAATTGGGAGGATGCCAGTATATTGAGGGGCGGCAGTTGTAAGCCTCATAGTTCCGGCTCCCGCAACACCATTTAAGTCTGTTGGGACAGTTGCTGTGAGCGTAGTTAATCCGGTTGAAGTTACGGTCCACACTCCGTTGTATCTCAGAGCAGTTCCCGTACAACCAGAAATTACAACTTGTGTGCCAGTTGTTATTCCATGGTTTGTTGCGGTTGTAATTGTAGCTGTTCCAGAAGCTGTAGCGATACTGTTGATCGTAATTAAAGTGGTTGGTGCTATATTTATAAAGCGGTTAGCGCCGTAAGTGGTTGTTTGGTTGGTTCCATCTAGCGCGTCTAGTCTTGATAAGATATTAGCCTGAGACATCTCTGAGCATGTCCAAACAGCAGCGCCGTCTGCAACAGTGTTGCCTACCGTTGTAGGCCATGTAGGCTCTGTCGCGCCAGACGTTCCGGCAGTGGTACAAATATATTTTCTACCGTTTTTAGTGATCGGCGTGACAGTGACTGCTCGCCTTTGGATTGTTGCTGTTCCTGCCGCTATCTGTGTAGTTGGAGTTATAGTGTACGAGAATTGACTGGAACTAATTCTAGTAATCGTAGTAGGATTAGTAGTAGTAGTATTAAAGGGGTGATTTCCCGCTGTTGTTCCTGTAAGGTTAGAGACTGTAATCGCGTCACCCGTCTGAAGTCCATGATCTGTAAGGGTAACAGTACACGTAGACGATGTTGCCGGAGCAGAGAAGGCCGATGCGGGTGCTGTGAACGATGTATATGATGGGTAATAGGTGCTGGCTGACCACGCGTTGTGCCCATCAAGACTTATGTTTCCACTAATAAAATCTCCATTAATATGTTTTAACCCCGAACCTATTAGTAGAGTAGTGAAAGAGTTCATAAGGCCATTATTAATGCTAAAACCGCCGCCAACAGAAGCTAGAGCCGGAAAACTAGCAGTGGTAAGGGAGCCCATAGCGCCCGTACCCAAAAGGCTAAAACCGCTGCCAACAGAAGCTAAAGACGGAAAACTAACAGTGGTGAGAGCGAATGCAGTGCCAGAACTAACAAGGCTAAAATTGCTGCCAACAGAAGCTAGAGCTGGAAAGCTAGCAGTGGTGAGAGCGCCCATAGTGCCAGCATTTATAATGTTAAAAGTGCCGCCAACAGAAGCTAAAGACGGAAAACTAACAGTGGTGAGAGCGCGTAAAAATCCATTAGCGGTAACAACGCTAAAAGCTCCGCCAACAGAAGCTAGAGCCGGAAAGCTAGCAGTGGTGAGAACGCTCATGGAATTTATAAAACCACCAACAACGTTAAAAGTGCCGCCAACAGAAGCTAGAGCCGGAAAGCTAGCAGTGGTGAGAGAGTTAAAAGTGCCACTACCACCAGAAGCAAAGATAAAACCGCCGCCAACAGAAGCTAGAGCCGGAAAGCTAGCAGTGGTGAGCTGGTTCGCACTGTTAGTGATAACGGTAAAACTGCTACCAACAGAAGCTAGAGCCGGAAAGCTAACAGTAGTTAGTTTAGTTAAACTGCTTAAAACAAATGAATCTCTGATGCCTACTATGTCTGAAGAAGACAGAGTTGTAAGATTGTCGAGTGTTAAGTTGTTAAAACCAGTAATGCTAATACCTGTAACCCACTTGCCAGTGCGGAGAGTCGCTGCCTGAGAACCGGACGCGCCCAACATAGCATCTCTCAACGGAGTAGTCGTTAGGATTGGAATGGATGCTGGCGGTAGAGTTCCTGTATATGTGAGATCGAAAGAACTTGCTGGTGCTGGCGATTTATCATCTAAGGCGGTCTGTAGTCCAGTCACGTCAGAAATAACGTGGGTGTGGGAATCAAGAGTCAGGGTTCCTGATGCGTTTGGCAGAGTCCACTCACGGTTTGCCGTAATGTCAGCAGTCTTCAGGCGACCTGTGAAAGACCCAAAGAACCAGACGAACCAGCCGCGAACACGTTCGATAGCGGAACTACTCCCAAACTGGTGGTGATACGTTCCAGAACTAGTGGTTGAAACAGCACCCGTTCCTGTAGTAGACGAAGATCTTGACCCCTCTCCTATGGTTGATGAAAAGAAACCACCCTGACCACTACTACTAGCTCCATAAACCGCAGGACCAGAAACCGACCCGCCAGACAGTCCAATTCCCGAACTAGAATTAGTTCCAGTAACCGCAGCCCCACTGGCTACTGCTGATGAGGTAAAAGAAGCTGCACCTAATGAATCTCTTATTACAAGCGTATTAGCAGTAGCCGCACTAGCAGCAGCAGTCGCGCCACTGATGTTGGTTCCGTTACCAAAAATAAAACCAGTAAGGTTTGTAGCAGTGCTGGTCGTTATTGTGTCTATGTTTGTGTCAAGCGTCCAGGTGTCAGTCCCAGTTTTTCTTAGGAGTCCACTCGTTCCAGTCAATCCGGCAATTGCTGTCAGGTCAGAGTCAAGTGGTTGTTTAGCATCTAATTGACTCTGTATATTTGATGTGACGTCAGACAGATAGTTAACCTTTTCTGCAGTCACTGTGATGCCATCAAGTAATGTGTTTTGCGTACTTGTTAGGTGAACTGTAGCATCGCTAATATGATTGCTTAGCGCAGTTGAAGTAGCGGCATCAGTAATTCCATAACCTGAAAGTGTTGTTGGATTGGTTCCAGACGTGATTCGACCATAAGCGTCAACAGCCACTGATCTATATGTGCCAGGAGAGCCTACTGTTGACAAACTTACACTTCCATCAACTGCAATACCTGTGCCCCCTACGACTGAAAATGTTGTGCCGTCGCGAGAGAGTCCTGCTCCAGCTTCATAGGCGCCTGCACCAGAAAATTGCGTGAATATTACTGCAGTTGCGCCAACCTCAGTCACCGGTTCGGAAAGTACCCAACCTGTGTCGGCATATGTTCCATGAATGACAAAAATAAAATCACCACCAGCCATTTCAGTTGGCGTGTTAAAATCATCTGCACGAATTAATTCTGTGCTAGAACTTATAACGTATATACCGTTGTGCGCACTCGTGCTTTGGCCTGCAATTATTACTCGACTGCCAACTATAATATCAGAGTCATTAAAAACGGTTGTCCATGTCACCGGGGCAGATGCCGTCAATTTTGCTCCAACTCCATTTGTACCATTACTATAGGTTATAGTGACTCCACCTCCAATTGCAGACGCAAGTGGAGTCTGCAGAAGTGCATGCACTGAGGCATGCACGTGCAACCCTTCAGAGAGTGTATCGACATATGCTTTTGAAGCGGCATGACCTGCGGCAGTAGGTATAAGCGGAACAGTTGGACTGCTTGTAAAATCTTTATGCCCACTTATAGTTTGAGAGCTAGTTAAATCTACCGCATCAGTGATGCCATAACCAGACAGCGTAGTTGGTTTGTCTGTTACTGAATTCCAACTTGGAGTAATAGTGATTGGAGTATCAACTGCAGTAATGCGACCTTTGATGTCAACCGTAAATGGTGTGACACTTGTTGTGCTGCTGTTATACTCGCCTGCAAGCACTCCAGTTGAAGCGAGCGTAACATTTACCAAACCTGTCCCACTACCAGTAGCATCACCACCAAGAGTAATAGTCTGATCACCAGTATTTGTGCCACTTGAAGAGCCACTAAAGGTTCCGCTTTGAGTCGCAAGTGTTCCAAGACCTGTTATAGTTGTGTATGATTGGCTGCCAGTATGATTTGTACGGCTGAGTAGATGAGCATCAGTTGAATTTGCAGTCGCTCCAGACGCTATTCCAGCTAATTTATTCTTTTCAGTGAGTGTATAGTTGCTATCAGACAATCCCTGGCCAACTACCTTATCAACTTTTGTTGATAACTTTGTAGTCAAGTCAGAGTTGTTAATAACACCAGAGAGTGTAATATTATTAAATGACGGGCTTGAAGAAGTCGCGATTGATTGCGGAAGACTGAGAGTTATGTTTGCGGTCTCACTTCCAGAACCAATTACAGTTATCTGATCGAGCGTACCAGTTACTGTTGAAACATATGCTCCTGTTGTGTCAGCACCAAGAGTCACGGCGTTCGGGTTTATTGTAATCACACCAGATGCGCTTAGCGTAGCATCCCCAGAAAGAGTGCGAGAGACAAATTCGTTGGTGTCATATATTAGTAGCGAACCATTGGTTACGCCTTGTAAGTCAATGTCTGTAAGTTCTGAAAGTGTACGTCCACCTTCAGAAAAAGTAGAAACACTAATTCTAGATGTTGGTGTTATTGTAGCAATTATGTTTTCGCTCATATTAACTAGGTCGTGTTGAGGCTGGTGATATTTCTACCTGTCCTTCAGCTATACGTATGACATGCCCACCTGAATTGTATATTTCAACATCATATACATATCGACCAGGTTTCATGCCACGCGTTTGAGTTGCTGTTAATGATACACCAACTTTACCTTCTAATGGAAGGTTTATAGATGTTGCAAAAGATGTCGCGTTTGATGACGAGTAGCTTTTACGTATTTGTCCACGAGAAAGATAGCCTGTAAGGTTAAATGGCAAACCGTTGCTGTCTTTTACGTCTATAGTTGACGCATAGGTGCTGCCTTGATCGATATAAATGTTGCTATACGTCGCCATATAGTCTATTTATAATATGATGATTAAAAATAATTTGGATATGCTTGATCAGTATAACCATTAAAATGTGGTGATACTATTCCAGTTTTAGTTGTGCCTGCAAGAGTATCTTTTATAGTTACTGTAGTATTTGAACCCCATGGTATACCATTAGTTTCTGACCATCCCGCTTTCGATGGAGTTGGTAATGTACTTGTAATATCATAATATCCTGTATCAGTTGCTCTACCTATAACAGTATTTGGTACTTTAGTTTTTAACTCTTGTTCAGTTAATCTGAGAGTAAAATTCCAATTAAATGATGTACCTGAAGTAAATGCTGAAAAAATTGTGTTATTATTCCATTGTCTATTTAGATAATATCCAGTATTTATTCCATCTTTATCTGGATCCATAAAGTTATTTGAAACTCTTACAGTCACGTTACAATAACCATCTGATCCATATTTTAAAACACTATCACGTTTTATTAAAACTCGTACTTTACCGTTATCAGCATTACTACCACTTTTTCCACCAGAAGTATTTCGATATACATCAATTCTAAGACCTATAGAATAATTTATTGGGGTTGTTGATGTATCATTTATACCAACTGCACTGCTTGTAGTTAAAATTCCGCCAGTCACGCTTCCTGCACGTAAACTTGCAGTAAATGTAGTATATCCTTCAGTTGTTTGATCGGCGAGTGCAGTCACACTAAATGATGCAGAATTATTACTAATTGTAATACTTCCCGAAGACGGACTGACATCAGACCGAGATGTAGTCCAATATAAGGTAGTTCCAGGGTTAACATTTGTAGTAGAGACATTAAATGTAACTGAGCTTCCTTCATCAATAGCAGACACAGACGGAGCAATAGAGTAAGTCGGTACTGGAACAGATGAATCAACCAACCCAATCGCGTTACTTGTAGTTAAAATTCCTCCAGTAGTTGATCCAAAATGAATATTAGCAACAAATGTTGTGTAGCCTTCAGCAACCCCGTCATCAGACGCAGTCGCGCTAAAACTTGCAGTATTAGAATTTACTGTAATTGTGCTGGCACTCAGCGTTAAATCAGTTCTCGACAATGACACATACAATACAGTACCATTTGGCACGTCAGTTGTTGTCAATGTAAACGTTACAGTTTTATCAGTTGTTTCATTTATAGAGGTTTTATTTGCAACAAGTGTGTATGTTGGAACAATATTATAACCATTACTCATGAATAGATTAGTTAAATCAACTCCGACAGAATTTTTAAATCCAGTAAGAATTGACAGTCTATCACTTGGGCCACGTGAGGCCTCATAGCGATTTGCCAAATCCTGACTACTCACAATATATCCAGTAGCGGGAAGAGCAGTTCCTATTCTAGGTTTAAATAATGTGTCTAGATCAACACCATCTACTGTATAACCAGTTGGCATAGTTTATCGTTGTTCTAATTGTTTTTCGAGTGTCTGCACACGACCAGTCAACTCTTTTACTGCTTCAATGAGTACTGCAGTCAATTTTCCATAATCTATGCCTTCAACCTCGTCAGTTTCTGTCTTATGTACAAGTTCTGGATAAACCTCATTCACCTCTTCTGCTATTAATCCAAGATCAGCCTTTTTAGTTTCTTTCCAAACATATGAAACTCCGTTTAACGAGTTTACTTTAGCCAGCGAATCTTGTAGCGGGCGTATGTCTTTCTTATAACGAATCGAAGAACGAGATGTAAATGAAGCAGCATTTACATCTGCACCAAAGGTCGCATTATTGGTCTCTAAGTTAATGTCTAATGGCCAACGACCATTAAGATCCTGCATCGTTGTAGAATTATTGCCAGACGAGCGACGTATAGAAAATATATTGTTGTCTACATATATCATCGAACCACGATGATTTGTGTCTTGAAGATATATTGTTGGAGTTTCGTAGTTTAAATAGAGCGCGTTATTACCTGTAAATGTTGAAGCCTTCAGCGGAGCAAAGGCGGCGTCTCCCGCGTCACGTATTTCTAATCCTGATCCGCCACGAACATGTTTTAGCAGTGTTGCGGTTGAACCAACAGCATGTAATGCTAGCAATGTATTTCCAGATGTGCTGCGTGTTTCAAGTCCAGCGGTAGCCCACCCAACTTGTCCGTTTGTTACTGAACGACACGGCCCATATGTTTCAAGTGTTTTTGTGTCACCAAAAAACTTTGCAGAAACTTCATGCTTGCCATTGAATATTGTAGTGTTTAAAAAGTTTGTAACTGTGCTATCACTATTTTCATAGTTAAGCGCAATTTCTGCATTATTTGCAAACGTCGTATTAATTTGATTTCCAATAATTTCTATGGCTCCAATTATTTGACGCGATGATGTCACAGTATTGTCTGACGCTACTGACAGCCCTCGAATGTTTATAGCACCAGTACCAGCATTAAGGATGCTTAATGCTCCATCTACCCCAGGGCTGCGTATAATGCGGGCGTCATAATCGATGATTGGCGCCGATGAATGAAAATCAATAATAGATTCGCTGTTGGACGTAATTCCTGTGCCTAATTCAATTGCTTGATGAAAAATACCTATTGAACCAGTGCCACTCCAGTTAGGTGCTCTAGCTGTTAATTTTGCCGGAGTAATTTCACCATCTTTTATTTTTATAGCAACTACAGCGTCTGTTGCAAGTTTAGATTCAGTAATTGCACCAGCATTAATGCTTATTGGTATATTAATATTTTCGGTGCCATCAAAAAGAGGAATTGGAGAAGATGTAGTAACTTCTCCAGTAACATTTATGGCACGAGCAAAACGTAAGCGATCCGCCACTGCAGATCCAAAAAGAGTCTTATCAAGAATAATACTACGCGTAGAGTTGGTGGGGTCAGTAAATTTTAATCTATTGATGTCCAAAAATTCCCCCTGTAGGAGTGATGCAGATCCAAGATCTAAACTATCACGTATATGCCCCTTTTCAACTTCTGTGGGAGCATTTAGTAAATATGGACCTAAATTAATTGGTGTTGACATATAAGCTTATTTATAATTCCTCGCCAATGTAGTTTGGCTGAAGTTTATTTTTAAATATTAAATCATTATTGACAATATATAATTCTAGTTTTTCTTTAGTATCAGCAACAACAATAGTTAGGGGGCTTGAAGTATAGCCAGAGCATTGTTGTGGTTCTGTAATTATTTGTTTAGATATAGCATCATATATCATCCACCAATCTTGTTCTGTAGTACATACTTCATCTGAGGAAGAAATTACTTCTTCTGTATCTAATTGTTTAGAATATACTTTAATCATAATATTAATTTGTTGTGACTGTCCATCCACGTGATATTAATGTCGTTTTATCAGTGAGACCTTGGCCTGTTGGCGCGGCGTTGCCAGTTCCGCCAAGATTCAATATACATGTCCCGTTTGTATGTGTTCTTCCTGCCGCTACAAAAGCTGCAAGAATAGCATTCACCGCGCTTGCCGTTAATTGATTAGTATGCGCTTCAAATGTACCTAGCGTGTTTGAAACAGATCCACCAACAAAATCAGTAAGTTGATTGGCACTACAATAAAAAGCTTGCAAGCCAGTCAACCCAGTCAAGCTTGGAATCGACCCTGTGAGTTTTGTTGATCCTGTTTGATTAACACAATTAAAAACTTCCAAATTAGTCAACCCAGTCAAGCTTGGAATCGATCCTGTGAGTTGATTTGTGTGGCATTGAAAATCCCGCAAACCAGTCAACCCAGTCAAGCTTGGAATCGACCCTGTGAGTTGATTTGTGTGGCAATAAAAAACTCGCAAATCAGTCAACCCAGTCAAGCTTGGAATCGACCCTGTGAGTTGATTGTTGTCGCAACGAAAATTTTCCAAATTAGTCAGTTCACTTAAACTTGGGATCGGCCCTGTGAGTTGGTTGTTAAAACAACGAAAAACTTGCAAATTAGTCAGCCCACTTAAACTTGGAATCGGTCCTGTAATTCCATGGTTATATGAGATTTCTACATTATCTAAAGCTGGAGCACCTGTACCTGTCCAAAATGCTATAGTAATATTAGTATTTGCTGGAATTGAAGTACCTATTAATGTAAATGTCTCAGCGGTACTGGTAGTATATGTACCACTTGCGAGAACATTATAACTATCATCATATATTGCTGCATTTAAACTAGGTGTGCCAAAGGTTGGAAAGGAATTTAATAAAGTAAATTTTAATTCAACGTTTGAAGTTATTGGCAAACTTCCTAAATTTTGACGAAAAGAATTACTAGCAGGACCTGTACCTAATGCTTGTATATTAGCTACATAATTTCCCCCTGAATCTCTATTAATTGTATAAGAGCTGTTTTCTCCAGACCAATTTACTGGAATACCTCCCCACCAGCTGTCAGATGTCTGCGTAAGCCCAGTTAAACTATTAAAATTGCCATTTTTTATTGTTATACTTGGAGTTTGGTCATGACAATAAAATTTTTCAAGGCTTGTATTTTGGCTTAAATTTGGAATATTTCCACATAATTGATTGCCACTGCAATCAAAGTATTTTAAAAGAGTATTTGCAGTAAGAGACGGTATAACTCCAGATATTTTATCTGTTCCTTTTTGATATTCACAACCAAATCTTTCTAGATTTGGTACTCCAGTTAAAGCCGGAATAGTGCCTGATAAAGAATTATATCCAAACAAAAGATCTCTTGCAGTTAAAGAGTTTGGCAGGTTAGGAATTGATCCTGTAAAATTATTAAAATGAAACCACGCATCAACTAATGTAGAGCTTAAAGTGGGTAGGCTTCCAGATAATTGATTATCTGCAACTAAAAACCTTCGCAACCTAGTGCAAGGATTTATATCGGGTATAGTACCAGTCAGTTGATTTGAAAAACACAAAAATTCTTCAATGTATATCTGATTCGTCAAAGCTGAAGGAATAGGCCCCGTTAATTTATTACCATTACAATATAATGCTCTCCAGTTATTATTGTTTGTTAAATCAGGAATAGTCCCTGTTATATTAAGATTATTATCAATTTGAAAATTTGCTAAGATAGGTGTCGCAGAAAAATCTGGAATATTACCCTCAAGAAGATTTGAGCCTAAAACTAATGCTTCAATATCTGGAAATAAACTAGTGAATGTAGAGACACTGCCTGTCAATTTATTAAACCTAAGATTTAGATAGTTTAAATTATTATTGATACCGTTAAAAGAAAATGCAGTTATATCATTAGAATTACATATAAACTGCTGCAAATTAGGAAAAGCAGAGACATCTACTGTACCGCCTAATTTTGGAGTTGAAGTGCCGCAATCAATAGCAACTACAGAAGAGTTACCGTTTTGAGGTATAATATTAATAGATGTAGTAGACATATTATATTTAAATTAAAACTGGCACTAGCGGAACTGTTATTCCAGTACGTGCCGCTAACCTTCCACGAGATATAGCATCGTCTTCAGCGACTGCAATCATTGCGTTAATATGACCAATGTTATTGGGAATATTTGATGCTCCTATAAGTCTGTGTAAATATAATTTTCCATTTAATAGTATCATTGACGGTGTGCCACTGTCTCCGTCCCATACTGCATAATCAATAGTTGTTAATGTCGAATTTAATGGTGGCATCGACATGCTGCCGTGTCCTACTGCAATCATTGAATTATGATATTGTGGATAATCAGAACGTGGTGTTGGTGGGATTGAAGAAGTAGTTCTTTCATATCCTTGCGTGACATGAATATGCGAGATAACGGGAGTTGAGATGTAACCCAAATCTTGCAATGTTAATTTTGGTATTGGCATAACATGCACACCAAGTGCCTGCACGTCTCTATCAAGTACTGCTACACACAAATCTTGGGCAGGTGCCGCTCCGCTTGGCCAATCAGCCGGGGTGTATGCTCCAGGCCTATCGCGAGTAGACCTAACTGTAGTTTGCGCAATTTGAACTGCTTCTACTACACTACCATTTGCAAGAACAAAGTGTAACTTACATTCTTTAGTACTGTTATAATTTACGAACCATGTGTTTCTTGCAAATGGGTGAGCATGATCACAATAAAGAACGTGTCGTGGGCTTATTAATATGCCGCCATAGCTTTGTTTACCACCAGTTATATCATCTTTATAAGCTACCGCAGCAGTAAGTTGAGACACAAGTTCATTGCACCATAAATTTGGGTTTCGAGTGTATGTTGGAGGATTAGCTGTTGAGTTTCTAGCAGACCATAATTCCATGTTAACTGCACCGCCTGGCTTTGTTCCTAACATAGAAAGCATTTCTGCATCGGTTTTAGAACGCATCGCGCCAAATGCAGGATTAATAATATTGCTCGATGCTGCTGCAAGATTAATATTTCGTATATTCATAATTAATACAAAACACCTATTGCAATAAATTTACCAGATATATCAGATTTATAGATATTAACTGAAGAATATTTTACTGTATTGTTAAATGTTGTAACATCATTAATTGTATTTCCAGATCCCCCAGCAATATTAACAGTAAGAGTGTTTCCGCCTACATTTACAATGCCAATAGACCATCCAGTTTTTGCTGATGCATAGGTAGGGAGAACTAATGTATTTGTTCCAGAGACCTGAAATGTTTTACCAGAATCAGTATTAGTAAAAGTTTTACCACTTCCAGTTATAGTCGAATCAAATGTTGTAATAATAGTTCCAGAAACTGTTAAGTCACCAGTTATCGTTGTATTGTTATTTATTGTTAGTGGTCCTGTTGCCATAGTTTTTAGAAAAGGTTAGACATTATATTATATTGCCCGTCTACTGTTACGTTAGCATCAGGCGCGACAGTGCTGTATGTTGTGGTAGAATAAACAGTTGTAGGTGCGGTAGATGATAGACTGTTAACAGCATTTATTTTAATTTGATCTAAGAATATATCTCTTGTTGCAGTAGCGGCATTAATAGAAATACCAGTTCCGCTTGTTGTTAATCTTAAGTTTCGTAAGACTGGAGCATTAGTTCCACCGGTGTATGCAAAAACGAT